AGAACGGTTCCTGAAAAATGATTTTTCAGACCTTGGTATTTGAGAGGAATAAATGGCCGAGAAACTTACACCTGAGACCGAAGAGTGCTATGAAAGGGTCCCTGCCTCCTTCCCCGAAGATTGGTTCGATAATGACGGACCCTGCGATGAGGGCCTTAAGCTCAAGAAGGAAGCCCCGGCTCGTGCGCACAAAGAATTGAAAGAATATCTGGACTACTGCGACGAGATGCGGAAGAAAGGCATCATCGTAAACTAATAGCTAACAACACGCCATAACCGCCCGCGTGGCGGTTTTTTATTGCCTAAAGCGTAACCGTTTAGGAGGATCAGCATGGACAATTGCGAAGCTCCGAAGCGAAAACGGGGCAACCAAACTAAGTACACACCGAGTCGCGCTAAGGAGATTCTCCAGCGCCTGGCATGCGGCCACACCCTTACATCTATATGCCGAGACATGGGAATATCCCCCGCGTCCGTTTATAGATGGACCGTCGCGAACGAGGACTTTGCGAGAGACTTCGCGCGCGCGAGAGATTTCGGCGATCAGGTCCTGGAGGATGAGGCCGTCGATATCTCCGACACGATGGAAGAAGCATCTGAGACGATTGATTCGTTCAGCGAGAAACACGGAGCGTCGAGCACAGTCAAGAAAGGCGACGCCGTGGCACATCGTCGGCTCCGGGCAGAAGTCCGGCTGAAAGTTGTCGCAAGACGAAAGGGCGCAAAGATCCAACTGGATACGAACGGCGCCGGAGGCGAGGGCCTGGCGAGCGTCTACGAGAAAATCAGAGAAGTCGCTAAAGGTAAAAAATGAACGATTCTTTTTCCGAACTGTGGAGCCCCCACAGATTTAAAGTTTTCTATGGCGGCCGCGGTTCGGGAAAATCGTGGGCAATCGCTGAGGCCCTGATCGTCATGTCGAATCTTTCCCGGCTGCGCGTACTTTGCTCCCGTGAGTTTCAAAATTCGATTGCCGATTCGTCCTATCAGCTGCTTAAAGACACGGCAGAGCGCCTAGGACTGAGCCATCGCTTCGAGTTCCTAGAGACCGAGATCCGGCACATAAACGGCTCTCGGTTTTTCTTTAAGGGCCTGCAGCAGAGACAAGCTCAGTCTGTGAAATCCATCGAGGGCGTTGATATCTGCTGGATCGAAGAAGCTCAGTCGGTTTCCCAAGTTTCCTGGGAGACACTGATACCGACCATCCGAAAGGCAGGCTCCGAAATTTGGGTCTCGTTTAACCCGCTATTAGCTGACGATCCGACAACCAAATTATTCCTGACCGATGCGCCGCCTCCCGGCGCCTATGTCCGGAAAGTCAATTTTGATGAGAACCCATATTTTCCGGAAGCGCTCCGGCGCCAGATGGAATGGGATCGCAAAAATGACTACGAGAACTATTTGCATGTGTGGGAAGGATTTCCCCGGACAATTAGCGACGCGCAGATTTTCCGCGGGCGGTTCACGGTCGAGAGTTTTCCGGACGATCTTTGGCAGAAGGCCGATCGCTTGTTTTTCGGCGCCGACTTCGGCTTTGCGAACGATCCGAGCACGCTGGTGCGATCGTTCATGTACGACAATCGGCTGTATATCGAGTATGAGGCCTTCGGCCACGGCGTGGAGCTAGACGAGCTCCCGGCGCTGTACGATTCGGTCCCGCTCTCCAGGAGCTGGCCGATCAAGGCCGACTGCTCACGACCTGAGACCATCAGCTATTTGGCTAAGCGCAAAGGATTCAATATCTCGGCCGCAGAGAAGTGGCAGGGCTCGATTGAGGACGGTATCGCCTACCTAAAGAGCTTCGACAAAATCGTCATCCACCCGCGCTGCCGACATACGGCAGAAGAATTCAAGCTCTACAGCTATAAGGTGGATCCGAAAACGAACGAGGTCCTTCCGATCATCGTCGATAAATACAACCACGGCATCGATGCCATTCGATACAGCCTCGACGGCTATATCACACAGGCGGGGCTCGATGAGTTCATTCGCCTGGGCAGAGGTTAAGCATGAAGGTAAACAAGAAACTTTCCCGGACAAAGCGCGGCGGCAGTAAGCAGTTTGTCGACGGGTTTCAGAACCCGCTCCTGCGCATGGGCTTAAATACGAGCACGACGCTCAACGGCAATCGCTACATCCCTGAGTTCAAATCATTTCAGCGCAACGAGCTGGAATGGGCTTACCAGGGCTCATGGATGTGCGGGCTCGCGGTTGACGTGGTGGCAGACGACATGACGCGCGAGGGCGTGGAGCTCCAGTGCGATGATCCGGAGGTCGCTTCTGCGATCGATATCGCGCTCGACGAATTCCGAGTTTGGGATAGCCTGTGCGACGCGCTCAAATGGGCCCGGCTCTATGGCGGTTCGCTGGCCGTCCTGCTCATTGACGGTGATGATATGGGTACGCCGCTCGGGCCGATCAAACAAGGCGCCTTCAAGGGCCTGCTCGTTCTCGACTGCTGGCAGGTCAACCCGTCGACGGAAGTCGTCCAGGAGCTGGGCCCGAATTTCGGTAAGCCGCTTTATTACCAGGTTTTCGCAGAGCAGAGTGCTATCGATATTCCCGGAGGAAAAATCCATTATTCGCGCTGTATCCGGTTTGAAGGGCGCCGGCTGCCGTACTACCTGCGCCAGGCTTATCGCGGCTGGGGCGCGAGCGTACTGGAGCCGTTATTCAACCGGATCGAGATGTTTGACATGGCAACGGAAGGCGCGGCTCAGCTCGTCAATAAGTGCTACCTGCGCTATTACAAGGTCAAGGGCCTGCGCTCCATTCTGACAAACGACGTTGCCAAGAAGGGATTCATGACGCAGATGGAGCATACCCGGCTATTCCAAAGCATTGAGGGCATGACGCTGGGCGACATCGAGGACGATTTCCAAACCATGACCTACACGTTCACGGGTCTGCCGGAAGTCCTTCTGCAATTTGCACAGCAAATCTCCGGCGCCACGGGCATCCCACTTGTTCGTCTTTTCGGTCAGTCTCCGGTCGGATTCAATTCCACTGGCGAGAGCGACATTCGGCTCTACTACGACAATACGAAACAGCAGCAGGAAAAGATGCTGCGCCCGGGCTTAAAGAAAATCCTAAACGTTATCTATATGAGCGTGACTGGGCATGCTCCGGACAAAGACTTTAATTTCGATTTCCGCCCGTTGTGGCAGATGACCAACGAGCAGAAAGGCGCGTATGCAACGGCCATGGTCGGCGCGATTGTGCAGGCGTTACAGAACGAATCTATCTCGCTGCCGAACGCAATGAAGGAGCTCAAAAAGCTCAGCCCGACCATTGGCCTTTTCTCCTCCATTACCGAGGAGGACATCGACGAGGCCGAGAAACAGGAAAACGAGCTCATGCCGCCAGGGGCAGGAGGATTAAATGCAGCAGAACAAGTTCCGGGAGCAAACGAAAACGGCGGCTTTGAATCGTTGGTATCGCAAGCGGCTCAAGGCAGTGGCCAAACAGATCGCACAGATAGCCCTGGAATGGGAGGGAAGCGACCCGAGCCAGCTCCAGCTCAGTCTGTTTGATTATTCGGTGCGGCTCGACGAATGGGCCCGCTCCGTGGCGGACATCATGCTGCGCCGCGCGGCCTCGGCCGACTATGACACGTGGCTCAGGATTGGCCAAAAGATCAGCCGGGAAACTCGCCGCAAATTGAAGGACGCAGCCGCCGGGCCGATTTTCAATCGCCTGCGCGAGGAGCAGGTCGCACTGATCCGCTCTTTACCTATGGAGGCCGCCAAGAAGGCGCAAGAATGGGCCGCTAGCGGGCTATCGGACGGCCAGCGCTATGCCGATATCGCCCAGCGCATCAAAAACGAGCTGGGCGGCGTTACGGAATCCCGTGCGATTTGCATTGCCCGGACGGAGACCGCTCGAGCGCGATCCAACTTCACGCAGGCCAGGGCCCAGGCCGTCGGTTCCACGCATTACGTGTGGCACACGGTCGGCGATAACGCAGTGCGCCCGAGGCATCGCGAGCTGGATAGAACAGTGCATTCATGGAGTGATCCTCCGATCTGTGACGTCGGCGCAGGCGGCACGCCTATTCGCAGCCATCCCGGATGCGTCTTTAACTGCCGGTGCTGGCCCGAACCGCTTTTCTACGAGAAGGACAAATGAGAAGGAAATTTCGAGACGGTCGCTTCTTGACCACGGAAAAAATCAGCCCTCTGAAGGAAAAAACTCCGGAGGGCTATTTGTTATGCCGGGACGTTCCGATTAGCCGCGTCGGATCGTTTGAATATTCAGCGGCTGAAGTCGGTCTGCCAAACATCGGTCGTGCGGTTCAGGTGTGGCGGCCGGAAGAACAAATTTTTAATCCCGAAACGATCGCCTCGTTTGAGGCCAAGCCGGTTGTCATCGGTCATGCGAGATTCGCAGATCCGGACAACTGGCGGGAGATCGCAGTCGGTACGACGCAGAACGTTCGGCGAGGAGAAGGTGACAAATCGGACTTTCTTCTCGCCGATTTGCTTTTGACGGATCGAAAAGCGATCGAGGCAGTCGAGAGCGGGGATTTGAAAGAGGTCTCATGCGGGTATGACGCGGATACGCAGGAAACGCCCCAGGGGATTGAGCAAATTGGCATCGTGGGCAACCACGTTGCTCTAGTGGTATCAGCCCGATGCTCGGGCTGCAAAATTGGAGACGGAAGCATGACAACTAGCTTAAAGACCCGCCTGCGGAAATTGTTCCGCGACGGAAACGAGGACGCATTTAACGAGGAAGTGGACAAGCTCCAGGTTCAGGATGGTGACGCACCTGACGCGGCGCCCGCTCCTACTCCGACACCGGCGCCCACGCCGACATTTGAGGAGCGCCTGGCCAAACTCGAGGCCACCGTGGCAGCACTTGCTAAGGGCCTGGCTCAGAAGCCCGTGGGCGACGCAGATACGCCGCCTGTGCCGGATGACACCGTTGATCCGGATGATGACGATGAGTTGATCGATGATCCGGACGCTCAGGCCATCATCGGCGACGCTGAGGCCCTTTGCCCGGGAATGAAAAAGCCTGTGGGCGACGCCAAGGGCGGCAAATTCACACGTAATCAGATCGAGCGCGTTATGCGCACGGCACTGAAAGGCGCCGGCGTCAAGCAGTTCGGAGATTCCTCTGAACTCGACGGCAAAGCGCTGGATATCGCCTTCAAGGCGGCAGTCGCTATGTCCAAGTCCGGAAAGAATCCGAAAGCATCTGGAACCCGCTACGGCGACAGTGCTGAGGATTCCGTTAATTCGATCGCATACGTTCAGAAAAAACTCAACGATTTTTGGGGAGCTAAATAATGTCTCAGTTCATTGGCACATCTATGCCTCGCGGTTCTGCCGGCGATATCACTCGCGGCATGTTTGACTACACAACAGAAGTCAAACAGAACGACACAACAACTCCGGTCGCCGATGACGGCGTTCTGGTTTCTCTGACCACAACCGGCAAGGCCACTCCTGCCTCCGACGCCTCCAAGGTCTACGGCATCGCAGTTCGCGATTATCGCCAGGTGGGCCCTGATGGAAAGGCCTGGCCGAAAGACGCCTTTGTCTGCATCTTGCGTCGCGGCTACGTTGCCGTGCGTGCGGCAGGTACTCCGGCGCCGGGAGGAGCTGTCTACTTGGACGCCACAAACAAAGGCGTTACAGCCACTAAGGCGGAAGGCGCCACGGCTATTCCTAACTGCGTCTTTATGGGCACAAAGGATGACGCGGGCCTGGCCGAAATCGCATTCAACATCTAATAGGAGCAAATAATGCCAAGACGTTTTTCTGACGCTGAAACAATTTCCGCTACCGGCGCATTCCTGGTCGGTGAGCTCGAGCGTCTCGATTCCAGAATCTATGAACCGATCGCGGATTTTACGTATGGGCGCGATATCGACCTGCGCAAAGACGTCACGATCGCCGATGAGGTTTCTTCTTTCATTCAGTCTGAATATATGGGCGGATTCGGCGGCACAGGCGCGGGTAAAAAGTCATTCATTAAGGGCCCGGATTCAACGCCCGCCCGCGTTTCTGTTTCTCTGAAGAAGGTTGCCACGCCGCTGACACTCTGGGGCATGGAAGTCGCTTACACGATTTTCGAGCTGCAGAAGGCCATGCAGGCAGGTCGTCCGATCGATGCGCAGAAACACTCTGCTATGCGCATGAAGCACCAGCTCGATATCGACACTCAGGTCTATGTCGGCGATGACGAAGTGGGCGTCAAGGGTCTGCTCAACTCTGACCAGGTGACGCATGAAAATGTCGGCACCTGGACCGATTCCACTGACGTGAAGACCGTTATCGGTTACTTCAATAACATCCTGGAAAAGGCCTGGAAGGCAACGCAGTACAACCGCATTCCGAAGAACCTTTTGGTTCCTCCGGCAATTTTCGGCAAACTGGTGAGCACCCAGCTGACCAATACCGAAATGAACCTGCTGCGCTACGTTGAGGCAAATAACCTCTCTGTGGCCAACGGCGGTACGCTGACCATTCGCCCTGTGCGCTGGCTGGCCGACTCGACCTTGTTCTCTACGCCGCGAATTGTGGCCTACACAAAAGCAGAGGACGTGGTCCGCTTCCCGCTGGTTCCGATTGCCTCCCTCCCGGTTCAGT